ACCAGGCCCATCGGAAAAAATGCAAATCGAGAAGATGAAGAACGATGAGCGTCAGATGAATCACCAACTCAGATTTAAACTTGGTATTGCCAAACTCATGCAAGAAGCAGAGCTACAACAAGCCAAGATTACCGAGCTACAGGCTAAAGCAGTATTGGAACTTGAACAAGCAGATGGCGTTCAATCTGGTCATGCTATAGCTATGTTAGAAGCCCAAATAGGTGCCAAGAGAGCGCACGTAGATGGGATTATTAAGTCAATAGAGATGATGCAAAACTTAGATAAGGAAACTAGCAATGACGGAGCAGGAATTCAAGGAATGGAAAACGTACCACGTAACTGAGGAATTCTTTAATTTTCTAAAGAAGGCTAAAGTTGAAACCCAAGAGGCGTGGGCGAATCGACAGTTTACAACTGACGGGGAAAATCAATTTGCATTGGGTGGGGTATATTCCATCAATCAAATCCTTGATTTGACTTATGAAGATATTACGGGGGTCTAATGAATACATCAGGATGGAAACCCACAGGACACCGTGTCCTAGTCAAGGTCACTAAAATTGAAGAAATTACTCAAGGCGGCATTATTATTCCCAAAGAAGTCACTAAGCGAGAACAGCTTGGTCAAGACGGTGGAATCGTCGTCGAGGTTGGGAATACTGCTTATTCCGACCAAGAATCCCCTTGGTGTGAAGTCGGTGACTACGTCAAGTTTGGACGTTACGCTGGTCAGCTTATCACGCCCGACGAATCCGAAGACGGAATAGAATACCGTGTATTGAATGACTTAGATATATGTCTTACCAAATTAGGAGATAGCAAATGAGTGAAGAACTAAACCAAGTAGTACCAGAATCGTTAGACGGTTCGGCTACACAAGAAGCCCAAACAGAAGGTACTGAAGTAGAGGTATCAGAAGTTGATGAAGAGACCTTAGCCGAGGCAAAGCGTCAAGGTTGGGTACCACAATCAGACTATAACGGCCCAGAAGACCGTTGGGTTGACGCAGATACCTTTGTAAAGAAAGGTAAAGAGATTAATGCTCTGTTGCGTAAAGACAACGAATTCCTAAAGCGTGAAGTATCTGAAATGAAAACCACAATGATGGAATTCAAGAAGTTTCATGCAGATACTGAAAAACGGGCTTATGACCGTGCCATGCTAGACCTTCGTGACCAAAAGAAGGAAGCTATCAATACAGGCGACGGAGATAAGGTTCTTCAGATTGATGACGCTATTGATGAACTCAAACAGGCTCGTGCGATTGAAAAAGTAGAAGTACGCCCATCAAACCAACCAGACCCTACCTTTGTTCAATGGAATGAAGATAATCCTTGGTTTGGTAAAGACACAGAATTGACTGAAGAGGCTAACCTAATTGGTGAAGTCATCAAGCGTAAGCAGCCAACCCTTATCGGTGAAGCGTTCCTTGACGAAGTTACCAAGCGTGTTAAGAAAGCATATCCTGAAAAGTTTACCAATTCTAATCGTGCTCGCCCATCTCCTGTAGAGGGAACTACTGCTCCTAAGTCTAATTCTAAAGGTGGTAAAGGATATAACGACTTGCCCCCAGAAGCTAAACAAGCCTGTCAGAAGTTTGAAAAACAGGGATTGATTACAAGAGAAGCATATTTAAAAGAATATTTTGGTGAATAACCATTGTATTTATAGTAAAATCACTTAAAATAAGTTAGGAGTATTATAATGCCAAGAGTAAGCAAAACACAAAGTAGTCCTGAAACACAAGTGCGGTCTGTATCTGACCGAGAGACCGAGACGGTTCGTTCACAGGCACAGCGCCCTAGACGTAACTCAATTGGTGTTCCAAGACTGACTTTGGCTGTAAAGTTTGATATTCCAGGTCATCATATGTGTTGGATGAATGATGATGGAAATGTTGAATCAGCACTAGATAGCGGATATGAGTTTGTCACAAGAGGTGAGGCAGAGTTAGAGAATGGTGTATCACCATCAAACGTCGACATGGGTGACAGAATCAAACAAAAGGTAGGAACTACACAGCAAGGCGATGTTCTTTACGCTTTTTTGATGAAGATTAAAAATGAATGGCACGAGGAAGATATGGCCACGATTGAACTTCAAAACAAACAAGTAGAAGATGCGATTGCTAGTGGAAACATTAATGGAGCCGTTGGTCAAGATGGGCGTTATAACGCTGGAATCTCGATTAAACGGAACTAAACTTAATTTAATTGGAGCTTTATCATAATGGCGAATTTAAACGCACCATTCGGCTTTTCAGCCGTGATTTATGGTACAAGTGGCGTTAACAACCAGCAACAACGTGTTTACTACATTCCATCGACAGATACCTCTGCGTATTACATCGGTGACACAGTTTACACAGTTGATGGCGGTGATGCTAATGGTACCCCTGCAATTGCAAAATGTGCGTCTGGTCAAACACCTCGTGGTGTTGTAACTGGCGTATTGATTGCTAACCCTAACAACCCTTCTATTCAGGGTACAAACCTTGACTTGACGACTACTAGCGTTCCTGCTTCTAAGTCACAAGCCTATTACCTGCTCGTTAACGATGACCCAGACCAAGTCTATTGCATCCAAGGCGACAGCACTACATTTGCAACAACTGACATGAATAAGAACGCATCCTACACTGTAGCTGCTCCTTCATTGTCAAATCAAATGTCAGCAACTGTATTAACAGGTACCACCACATCTTCTACTGCAGTATTGAAGATTGTTGGAATTGAACCAATCCCAGGTAACAACTTGGGGCCTTATGTACGTTTCTTTGTATTGTTCAACAATGCAGAGTTGTTACGTCCATCTGCTGGCATTTAATTAGGAGAATAAATAATGGCTGGTATTATTACAACTGGTTCGTTTCCAAAAGCACTGTGGCCTGGTATTAAGGCTTGGTGGGGTCGTTCATACAATGAACATCCTATCGAATACACAGACTTGTTCGATACAACCACATCTGACAAAAACTACGAAGAGTACGTCCAAGCTACTGGCTTCGGTCTTGCTCCACAGAAACCACAGGGTCAAGGCGTTGTTTACGACTCTGAGACTCAAGGTTTCGTAACTCGTTTAACTAACGTTGCATACGGCTTGGGCTACATCGTTACCCAAGAAGAACTTGCTGACAACCTCTATGAAGTTGTTTCCAAGCGTCGTGCTGCTGCCAATGCTTTCTCTATGCGTCAAACCAAAGAGAACGTTGCTGCTAACGTATACAACAATGCTTTCTCTAACAGCTATGCTGGTGGCGATGGCGTATCACTGTTGAACGCTTCACACCCTAACACCTCTGGTGGTACTTTCTCTAACTTGTTAACTGTTGCAGCTAACTTGTCTGAGGCAGCTATCGAGAACTTGATTATTCAACAAATGCTTGCATTGAATGACCGTGGACTACGTATCAATTTGATGCCTAAGAGCCTCGTTGTTCATCCAAGTAACTGGTTTGAAGCCAACCGTATTATGAAGTCTGTATATTCATATAACACTGGTGCTAACCCTCCTGGTACTGCAAGTAACGCTGTAAACGTATTACACGCTACTAACGCATTGCCAGAAGGTATCAAGATGAACCATTACCTATCAAGTACTAAAGCATTCTTTATTCGTGCTAACGTACCTATGAATACAGGTATGATTCACCAAGAGCGTCAAGCAATCACGTTTGACCAAGACAATGACTTTGATACGATGAATGCTAAAGCTAAATCGTATGAGCGTTATGCCTTCGGTTGGGGCGACCCACGTGCATTGTGGGGCACACCTGGAGTTTAATTAACTCGCACGTGAGCGATTCCCCCTAGTTTCCCAAAAGGTCTCTAGGGGGTTTTTTCTCTAACTTAAAGGAAAAAATTATGCCTAATAAAAAATTACGTGAAGGTCAGTCTATTGGAATGGGCGTAAAATCTCCAGTTCAAAAGCCGACTAAAGACAAAGTTAAGAACCCAATGCAATCAACTAAAGCAAAGAAGCCTAAAGGCGGTTATTAATTATGGGTACTCACATTCTTCCATTTCAAATCCTTAATGATGGCTATAGAAATGCCACATTAAAGATTGCAGGATATGTTAATGGTACAGATATTACCGCTTACACAGTTCTTGACCCAAGTACATTAAGTCCAATTGATGCACAAGGAACATTAGCAAAAACAGTCCGTATCAAACGTATTAATTTTGACATTCAAGATGGAATTCAAGCTACTTTAAACTGGGATGGTGCTACCCCTCAACTATTGTGGGAATGTACTGGTCGTGGTGAAATTAAAGCTGGCCCATTTGGTGGTATTACTGATAACGCAACAACACCTAATGGCAATATTACTTTGACAACTTTGGGTGGTGCAACAACTACCTTAAATACATCATTTGTAATTGTTTTAGAAATTATCAAAGATTAATTATGCAACACGCAATCAGCAACGCTAAAGAAATCCAATTTATTGCTACAGTTACCCGTGCAGACGGAACCGTAGAAGAATTGGGCGTTATTGATTACTGGCATAAAAACCCAATCAAACGAATTATTTGGAGAATTAAAAAATGGCTACACAGGTAAAGCACTGCTCTATCTGTAAGTCCATAAAGCTCTTATCTGAGTTTCATAAAGACGCATCTACTTCAAGTGGATATAAAACTGCTTGTAAGCATTGTACTAATGTTAAAAGAAAAGCTCGTTATTTAGAGAATACTTATGACAAAGAATATAAGGCTAAACCCGAAAACAGGGACTTGCATAAAAAATATTCAAAAGAATATAGAGAAAAGAATTATGAAAAAATCAGAAAGGTTATTTCTAATTGGTCATCTAAAAACAAGGACAAATGCCTTGCTAAGGTACTAAAATACAAGTACAAAAAGATGAATGCAACGCCTAAATGGAATTTTGAACTTACAGAATTTGTAACGGAAGAAGCAACCAATTTGGCTAAGTTAAGAGAAGCAATAACTGGATTTAAATGGCATATTGACCACATTATTCCCCTTCAAGGAAAGAATGTATGCGGTCTTCATGTTTGGAGCAATCTTCAAGTAATTCCAGCAGTTCAAAATTTATCAAAAGGAAACAAATATGGCAACCTTATTGGTTAACACAGGAAAAGCCGTTGTTACTAACCGTATTAACGGTGCTGGAACCACACCCCTTTATGTAGCATGGGGAACTGGTGCTGGTACTACTGCGGCAACTGACACGACTTTATTTACTGAATCTAGCTCTCCTGCGACTCGTACTACTGGTACAGCATCTCAACAAACAACTTCTACAACTAATGATACATTTCAAGTTGTAGGAACATTAACCTCTGGAACATCACAAACCATTACCAATGCTGGTACGTTTGATGCTGTGTCATCTGGTAACTTGTTTGTAAAGGGTGACTTTACAGGTATTGCGCTAAACAGTGGTGACTCAATTCAGTTTACGGTAAAAGTACAATTTAGTTAAAAATGGCAATAAATGGGTCTAGTGTAAATAGAGTTGCAATTAATGACCAGGATACGATAACTCTTACTCCTACATTATCTGTAACATCTACGAGCACTAGCACCATCTCTAGAATA